GTCGCGCGAATGGCGCGGGAGGTTAGCGGCATTTCCTCCCTGTTATGCTTGATCTCCCGCGTTCATACTGGAGGCGCAAACCGATGCTGCACTTCACGGTAAGCGATAGCGAAGCTGTCAGCGGCTGCGTGAAGTGCTGCTGCGAGAATCTCGCGCTCAAGCCCGGCACCATCAGCAAAGTCTCGGTCGGCTACGCCTCCTGGGCGGTGCCGATCGGGCAACTGCATTGCACGCCGCAGTTCATGCTGGAGCAGATGGAAACCTGCCCGGTGCCAACCGGCGGCAATCTGCCGCCGCGCGCGGTGGCCGAAGTCGCCTTTTATGTCGGCGTCAACGGCCACCTCGACGGCGATCTCACCAATATGGTGAAAGACCCCGAAGACGAGGTGCTGAAGTTTAAGTTGTTGCCGCTGTACGGCCCGGCGCATGGCAAGCTGGTGTTCGATCCCAGCGGTGTGTTCGATTACGACCCGGTGCAGAACTACAAAGGCGAGGACCGGTTCTTCGTTTCGGCTTCCGACGGCGCGAACTCGTTCATTTTTGAAGTTCGCATCGGCGTCGAGATGGACCCCTATAAAGTGACGAAGACCCCGACGGTCAGTGTCGTCACTGATGGCGTACAGATCGATCAACGCTACTACACGGTTTCCTTCCCAATCAAAGTGTCCCCGGCGGCGCAGCTCTGCGAGGTTTGGCGCTTGACGGTGATGCAAGGTGCGTTGGATTGCGATTGCACCTGCTACGCACGCAGTGACTGCTTCGATATCAAGATCGTCAAATGCTGACAGTCGAGACGCCTGGCCAGGCGAGCGTCTTTGCACCACCGCTGGAGCCTGGCGTTGGCATCGAGTTCGATTGGACGGCGCGGCTGTCGCTCGACATCATCCGGCAGCACACCAAGACCGATGATATCCCTGGTGTGACCGACGAGCAGCTCAGCATCTATCGGGCCGCTGCCGTCGAGGCTGCCGAACGCTATACCGGCATGCTGCTCTCAGGGCAGCGCAATGTCACCGAAGCAGTGCAATCCCTGTTAGTGACGAAGAAACCGGATTGGGCGCATGAGTGGCTCAATGTTTACAAACCATATTACAAACACCGGCTGCGCTATCCGTCATCTGATGGTTACGTCTATCTATATGGTGGCTTACACCCGGCTGCTAATCGGGTGTTTCGCGTACCCATCGGCGAAACCACAATCAAAGTCCCAATTCAGTGGTACCCGATCGACACCTCGAACTGCTGTAATCCATGTTCTACACGCTACATCAACGAAGGCATGATGATCGCCTACAAGGCGGGTTATGCCTCGCCGATGGAAGTGCCGTCACTGGTCGTGCTCGGCTGTCTACAATTCATCGCTTGGGTAGTTGAGCACCCAGGCGACGAGATCCTGACCGTGCGTAACCGGCGCGATGCGCGTTCCGAAGGCGCACAAGGCACCAACAACATCGCCATCGCTTCCGGCGCTTTGGAAAGCTGGCGGCTGGTGGTCGAAGACATCACCTGAACCTCCGACGCCTTGGAAGGTTGTCACTCGACCTGTTGTGGCAACTTTCCCTTTTTCTCTTGGAAACTGAGCCGTGTTCGAACTAGCCCGTCCCAAGATCAAGATCGCCGATCTGTCGCATCGGATTGCGTTGTGCACTATGCATGACGTGGTGGAAAAAGAAGGCGTTATGAGTTTGCACCGTGAGGCGGTGACCTGGGTCTGGGCGGCGATCGATACCGCACTCAATCTATCGTCGTTTGTAGCTCCTTCGGGTTATTCTATTAGAAATCCAGTTACGCAAGCCACGCATCGGATCATGATCCGGGCGCAATCCGGGCTGGAGATCACGACAGCGGCCTGGGCATATGAAACCCGGCGCAAATCAAGTCCGCGCTGGTACAAGATCCTTGGTTTTACTGAAAGTGAAAGCTGGATTTTGCTGCCGACCCATCTGGTCGAGCACTCAATTCGTGCATTGCCGCCGATTGAGAACATGCTGCAGGCGCAGCCTGCTCCGGTGACCTTGTGAGCATCATTCTTCAATTCACGCCGTGGCGGCCGTTCTACGCCAGGAAAGACCCGGAGACGATCAAGAACTGGCTGCGCGCGATCGGCGATGCCTCGAAAGCGGCATTCATCGGCGGCATGGGCAGCTACCCGCCGGCATCGTCCCCCGGCGCTTGGCCGAATGTTCGTAGCGGTAGTTTATTGAGTACGATCTCGGTCGAGGTCACTGCGGACGAGATGACCATCGGCAGCAACATGTTCTATTCGGAGTATCTGCGTAAAGGCACGAGTAAGATGGCCCGTCGCAAGATGTCGGACGATGCGCTCAAAGAAGGAATGGCGGCATCAGAAGGCGTGTTGGCGCGTTGGGTCCATTGGTCATATCTTTGATGGACGCGATCACGCCGCAATACGTCGAACGCCGTTTCTTGCCGGCTCTGGCCGAAGCCATCAAGGAGTGGTTTCCAGAGCTGGAAGGCCGGGCGTTGGCGGTCAGTGACATGACGATTACCAAGGAGAACACGCCAACTCTACCGTTGGTGCTGACGGCTTTCGTGCGATCGACCGCCAACCCGCCGCTGCGCAATCACTATGAACAGTTTCCAATCGATGACGTGTTCATCGTTGAGTTCTGGATGAAACCGGTCCGGCAAAAACGCGCCGATGGCAGCGAGACGCCGTTCTGGACTTACTATCCGTATGAGTACGTGCGCGATAAGCTATTGACTCATTTGGTGGAGTGGACGACGCCGAATAACGAGCGTGTTGCCTATCGCGCGCTCAACGTCATGGCCGATCATTTTGCCGTGGTGCTGAGTTTTCAGTTTATCGCGCATTTCGATTGGTGCCCGAAAACCAATCGCTACGGCGAGGTCATCCACGAAGCCCCGGCGTTCAATCTCTGCATGCCAGAGGGCTGCGTCCCGCCGGATTGCGTCGAAGTCGATCCCTGTGCCCCGAAAGGAAACTCGCCATGGCCATGATCTATGTGCGCGCCAAGCAAGGCCGCGCGGCCTTCTACCAAGGCCGCGTCATTCCAACCGACAAGTTCATCCCGGTAACCGACGATCCGTATATGCGGAGGTTGGCTCACCATTGGGAAGATGTCGAGATCGAAGGCGGTGAAGCGCCGCCGGAAGGAGAACAGCAGCAAAGCCGCCGGGACCGGCGGCGGCACTCGACACCTGAGATGAGCGATCATCCGCACGGCATGCCGAACCGGCCGAAAGACGCCAGCTAACATTCACTCGTAACAGGAGATGACGAGATGAGCATCGACAGCTTGCGAAGCGGTGCAATCCGCATCTGCTTTGACCCCTCATTAAATGCATACCCGAATAAGTGCCGCATCTTGCTGGAAGGCCAGATGCTCGACACCGGCACTGCGAACGACGGCGAACTGATCAAGATCCCGTCGCTGCGCGATGTCGATCTACTGTTCGGCGAAGGCTCGGTTATCGCTGAAGGGCTCAAGACCGGGTTCCTGTGCTGTCCGAACGGGGCGATGGAGTTCTTCGCGCTCCCGCACAAGGACGCCAGCGTCGGAGCGACCGTTAAGGCGGTGTATACGCTGACGTTCACCGGTGACGCGGCGTCCGACGGCCGGATCGACCTGTTCATGGGCGACGGCCGCTGGAACAGCTCGACCCGTATCTTTGAAGGCATGACCCCGGATGCGATCGGTGTCGCAGTGGCGACTACGCTGCAAATGGAAGCCGGGTTTCCGTTCGATGTGACAGTAGAGACTGTCACCGGTCAGGTCACGCTGACCGCCAAGAATGCGGGCACCGTCGGCAACGGGCTCAATCCGATCTACAACTGGCATCAGCGCCGCGATTACGCGCCGAAAGATGTCGTGATGGCGGTGGGCCAGCCGACGTTTGGCGCACAGGGCGTCATGACCCCGATCGACTACTCTGCAATCCTCGGTGAGTGCTGCTATTGCTGCATCGGCATGCTGTACGACGATGTGCGTTGGCAGGATGCGATGATCGCGTACATCGCCAGCGCCTGGGACTGCAAGAAGCCACAGTGCTTCGGTCACGGCTACACGTACAACACCGGTACGCTCGGCCAAATCATGGCGACCGATACCAACTCGGCCGAAGTCTCCCGGCTGGCGCATTGCTTCAGCGATCCGTCGCTGGGCTGGCTCAAGGTGGCAGGCTACACCGCGCTGTCGTGTTGCTCGACCGTCGACAATCCCGAGATGTCGATCCAGGGGCCGAACTTTGGCGTGCTGGCGTGCGTCAAGATCCCGGAGAGCTGCTTCCAATGCTTCACCTTCGATGAGCAGCAGCTTTTGCAGGCGACCGGCTTCGTGGTCACCGTTCCGCTCTCCGGCGGCACTGGCACTTTGACTTCGCCGATGATCGTCAACGACATCACCAACAACCGCTACGACGAGAACGGGCGGCTGAACGCGACCTGGTGGAACACCAACTCGCGGCGGTTGGCGGCGGCGACTGCGGACTCGGCGGCGATCGCACTCAATCAGGTGATCGGGCTTGGGCTGTTCACCAAGAACACCCAGATCCCCAAGGGTATCCGCGGCACCAATCCGAAGCTGATTCTCGGTCAGTTCCGGGCCTGGGCGAAGTCGCAGATCGGCATCCTGTTCTCTGAGTTCGACAACATCGATCAGGATATCCAACTCCGCACCGACTTCGAGATCGCACCGAAGTGTCAGGGCATCCCCGGTAAGCTGTGGATCGATTTCGTCTACCGGCCGCCGGTCCGCATCTCCAACATCATCGTCAACGCCAAGCCGGCGCTGCTGAGCAACTGCTAACGATTCTGCACGGGGAAACCCCAAGGAGACTACGAATGTCACAAGCGTTCATTACGATCACGGTCCCGGTCCCTGAGCCGGGACAGAGCCCTGGCCATGCGGCCCAGCTTCCTGCTGGTCAGCAGCCCGGTCGTCCAAACCAGGGTCTTCCTGGCGGTCAAGGCGGCCAAGCCAGCCAGCTTCCGACTGGCGAGGCTTGGGTGCTCGTATTCAGCCCGACCTCTGGCTACCGCTTCAGCACGGTGAGCGAGCTGCTGGGTGGCGGTCACGCCGATCAGGGTCTACCGGGACAGGGTCACGTCTCTGGCCAGCCAGTGCCCGGCGGTGGTCATCCTAACCAGGGTCTGCCAGGGCAGGGTCACGTCTCTGGCCAGCCGCTGCCGGGTGGCGGGCACCCTTCGGGCCAGCCGGTGCCGCCGCCGCAAGCAGGCACCAAGCCGGGATCGCCGGGAGCGCCGTCTACCCAGCCGCTGCCGGGTGGCGGGCGTCCTTCCGGGCAGCCGGTGCCGCCGCAAGCCGGGGCCCGGCCAGGGCAGCAGCCGGTGCAGCCTGCACCAGCGCCGCAACAGCAGGCAGGCCGTCCGGGGCAACCGGTACGCCGCTGAGAGTGAATTGGGTCTCCCTGCATAAGGGAGACCTGTCCCAACCCGAGACGCTCAGGAGGCAACTTTGACCTGCGACAATCAAGTCGGTGTGAAAAACATCCTCATGACCTTCCATGACTGCGACACCGACGCAGTCTATGGTCCAATTGCTCACGTCCTGGCGAGCGACACGCTGCCGACGTGGCGATTGTGTCCCTACAAGAACGAGCCGCTGCCACACG